TCTCCAACGTGTGTAATATAATCATTAATATAAGCGTGTACTTTTCCGCCTATATCTCTCCATCTTTGACAAAATCCAAAGTCTTCTCCGTAATATCTTTTAGTTACAGGGTCATGAAGAGTGTCAAATAAATTATACATATTAGGTTGTTTAACTTCTTTACCATTAATAATAGTTGGTTGGAATATTTCTAATTCTGGATATGCTTTAATCATCTTCTCAAATACTTCTCTTTTTATTAATAAACAGCCTGTAGGAGCATGAGTTAATTCAATAACTCCTTTATCACTTTGAATGGTATTAGGGTCTTCAACTTTAACTGGATACGTAAATCCAGCTTTGGCTAAATCATCAGCTTGTTTTATAGCATCTTCTTTTTCATTAAGTCTTCTCCACATCTTATCCCAATTTAAAGTTTTCATTGGATAGGGACATCCAATAAGATCTTTGTCAAAACCTAACATTTTAAAAATAGTGTTTGCTTCAAAATCAATATCAGAGTCTATAAACAATAAGTGAGTATATTTATCTTTATTATCATTTAACATTGCTGCTACACATAGGTTTCTGCCTTGAGTAACTAAGGAAGATTTTAGTAAAGTAAAACTTACCATTATTTTTTTATGCCAGCAGGCTTGTTGAAATTTTAAGAACGCTTGAACAGTGTGCATAGAGACATCACTATGACAAGGAGTACACACCATAATTTTATAAGGTGATACATTTCCAATATTTATTTCTGTTACTTCTGTATCCTTCTCAGGTGTTTTATTAAACCATATGGGTTCATTGTTTTGGCCCGGGGGCGTATTACTTTTTTGCATTAATGGCTCCTTCTAAAAATCTTTTCCAAGACGTAGCCTGTTTAGGCCATCCATAGTATGTGTTTACATATTTTGATTGAGTTTCTAAATGATTATGAATAGGTATTTCATGTAAAGTATTTGCTGCTGCTTCTATACCATAAGCAAATTTTTCTGATAACAATCTATAATTATTATCATATGGAATATACATTGGAAACTCTGCACCTGTTTCAAACAAAGCTCCGTAATTAGTTGTAATACAATATAAACCTGCAGCCATCGATTCTAATAAAGAAATACATGAGGTTTCTTCAAAGATACTTGGATATACATACATATTATATTTATGGATATTTTCACAAATATAGTCATTAGGTTTATATCCAATGTAATTTACATTTTTTAATTCTTTAGCTTGTTCATACAAAGCTGTATAGTTATGATCGTTTTTATCCATAAAGTCTTTGCCATATACTTCACAAGAAGAATAAACATCTAAGGTAATTAATGGATTTTTAACTAACTGCATAGCTCCAAGTAAAACTGCTAATCCCCTCCAAGGAGTATTTTGATGTATGATTTTTATAGGCTGACCTTTTTGATAAGGTAATGTTTTTTTAATATTGTTAATTCCGTTTTTAATAACTACGCATTTGTGTAAAGGCATCCCAAACATCATTCTAAATTTTTCATAATTCCAATGAGAATTAAAAACATACCAATCATACTTGTTATGATTAGCTTTGTTTTTAAACCAAGGATATAAATTAGGTTGATCGTAAGAATTTTTTTGCCAGAGAATATTTACTTTATTAGGATCAAGAGGAACTTTACCAGGAATACTCGTACATATTTGTACTCGATCTAATAGTTCTTTACTTACAAACTTAGTTAGAAAATCTAATTGTAGTTCAGTGCCGCCTTTAGGATTTTGGTTTGTCATTTTTTTGATTCATTACTTTCTGTAAAATATCTAAGCCTTTCGGAGAAACCTCTACTGTAACATCTTGTACAATATCAGGCCCTTCTACTTTCTCGTTAAACGTTTCACCTGTTTTAGTATTACGCCACGTTGTTACTGTAGTGCAATTAATTTTTGTTATATTATCCGTTTTCATTCTCTCTGTTTATTAAAGCATAACTAACTAGGCCCTGTATGGTATTACTACCTGTAGCTGCTTGCACAGTTATAGCATCTCCTGCTTCTAAATTCAAGCCTTGAGGTGAAGCATTTATCTGTGACTTAGCGGGCACATCATCTCGAAAAAATTCATATTCAGTATTTGAATCAGATGAATCTACAAAATTCATATTTACTAGCACACTTGATGATGCATCATTGTTAGCACAATAAACACTTTTAACTATAATTGCTGCAGTGGTAGGACAAGTAAGCACTGTAGCTTTGCTTGTATCAACTTGTTTAAAACCCTGATTTTTATATAGTATTGTCATGATAAGAAATAATTAAATGCATCTTGTTCATTTTTTAAATCTTCCTGAAAAGAAAAATTTAATTGTTGTTTCATAGTTGTTATGGATTCAATAATCTGTCTTTGATTATCGACTTCATATTCTTGTTTAGGCTCAGGTATATAATTACTTAACTTAGCCATTACGCTCTATTTATTTTTCTTAATGTTTTTGCAAACCTAGCTCTTTGACCTAACTTACCTTTAGCTTTAGCTGCTTTATTTAATTTATCTAAAGGTATCTTTTCACCTTTTTTAATATTTAAAGCTTTTCTTAAAGAACCTGGTTTCTTAATTGCTTTTTTAATGTTTAGTCTTTTTGTCATTATCTTCTCCCGTCTGGTTGAGCGTCCATTCTAAAACTACCATAACGCCAAGTTTCACCGGCAGCGTCATTTTCTACTTTAATTGATAGTAATCTTCCTCTCGCTCTAGTATCTACTTTATCAGTAGTTTTTGTTATTGTAAAGGGTCCGAGTGGAGACCCTGTTTGAGTATCAGAAGGAAAATCAGAAATAAACAAAGTTACTTTTGAATTACCAACTAAAAATTTATAGTCAGGCATAAATCTTTTCATAGACATAAAAAATTCTCCATCATCTATATCAAAGTCTCCTGATCTAATAAATGCTGCAATAGCTGTTGTACCAGAACTGTTGACCTGGTCTGTGCCAATTTCATGAGCGTAATACGTTGACGCTCCATACTTATTAGTAACTCCATTAATTAAAGCAGTTACTGGTGTAGTTGTAACTCCATACTCTGTAGCATAAGGTAAATTAAATACACCTTGATCTTGATACGTAGATCGAGCTAGTGAGCTGGTAGTCCAACAGTTTTCTTGATAATTATAAGTAACACATCTATCAATTTGTTCTGATCCTGACTTAGGATAAAACCAATTAACTTCTGTATATAAACTGTTAGGTGATGAATAAACAGTGTCAGCTGCATCGTAATTAATTCCGAGATCACCATTACGTGTAGTAAACACAAAGTCTTCTACTAAACACGGTAAAGCTTTTACTGTTCCATCATACACAAAGAATCCGCCTTCACCTGACATCCAGTATACAGCTCCATTAACATAACTAGCTGCATGTTGAGCAATGCATCCACAGTTGGTGCCGACTTGTCTTACAGAAAAAGTAAAAGGTGGACCAACAAATTGAATAACGTAAGCAGCTAAATCAGTTAAAACAAAAACGTAATCTTTACCTTGAAGAGCTGCGGTAATTTTATTTCCTGTGTCTAGCCTAAACGTTCCTGCAGTATTAGTAGCGGTAGGTGTGTACGTATTAAGATCTTCTTGATTTGAAAATCTTACAAACATCGGATCTTGAGTAGCGGCATTTCCAATAGTTGTTTCTGTTCCGAAATGAAACAGGTGTCTATCTCTATCAGAGACTAAAGTAAATCGGGTAGCTGTTGGATTGGCTGAGGTTGCAAATCCGCTAGTTGTTAATGAAGCTCTTATTGTTCGTGGATTAGTCGCTCCTGCATCCCATGTAAAAGTTTTACCGTTAAATATTGTTGCAACTAATACTTCACCAAAATTATCTAATGACCAGTTACCTGGATCTAGGGTTACATTACTTACCGTTCTTTCTGTTCCCCATGTTGAGTCTCCCCATAAATATGTGCCCCATCCATATCCTCTCGTTTGAAAGGTAGGACCGACGATAACATACGGTTGTACCGTAGCTGATCCTGTAGCAGATCCGCCAGGATTAACGGCTACCGTTGGAGCCGTAATTTTAAATGTGTTGGTAGTCACGTCTCTTATTTCAAAAGCGTTTTCAGTAAAAGTATCTGAAGAAGTAAACCCATTTGGCGTAACGGACATTGTATTAAATACGATATATCTTCCATTAGACAATCCATGACTAGTTAAATTAACCGTACAATCGGCTGATCCTTGAACTGTATCAAATGTAGCAGACCCTGATATCTGAGTATCTAAAGGAGTAATGTCATAAAATGCATCTCCATAATAAAGAAATAAACCTTGAGAAGTTCCAATGGCTGTATACTTTTCTCCTTTTAAACTAGTAAAAGCTAATTGTCTTCTGGCTGCTCCTGGTAAAGTTTCTTGAGCCACGGTCAGTTGTTCCCAACCACCTATTTTTTCTGGAGCTGTATATCTAAATCTTACAAAATCCCCATCTACCCACTGACCAGGGAGAGCTGATGGTACACTTTGTTTATTGAAACCTGCTGCAAATTTGACTTTTTTTAATGCCATAGAAGGAGTATACAAAGATTTTAAGCTAAATTCTACTCAATTTTTTATCTGTATTTCCATGTATGAGTCGGCATCTCCAAGCTTTCCAATAGGCATAAAATTCATAGCTATGCAATATCGAGTCTTATTAGATTTGTGAGTGCCTACAATGTGGTACATCTCACTAGGAAAAAATAACACCATGTCTGATACAGGTTTAACCATAATTTCTTTAGTATTATACATATTCCATTTACTAGGTAATACGTTAAATCTTTGATCACTAGTATCTTCAAAAAATATAGATGCAGATTTTTCATCCATCTGTGGATAATAGACTCCACTAAACATACAGTTTCTATGGTTGTGAGGAAAAGAAGATTGACCTTTACTTGTTTTACTAATCCAAGATGTAGTTAATTTAAATTCGTTTTGTCTATATTCAAAAGCTTCATTTTTATATTCTGCAAAAGCATCTAATAATTGTTTTTTTAATTTAGGTAATTTATTTAATACTTGTTTATTGTAAGAAGTGTGAGTTACATGTAAATAATCTTCTGTCTCTTTTTGTGCAGAGTTTTGATAAGCACTAGCTGTTTCTAATTTTTCTAATACTTTTATTGTTTTAGATGTGTCTGTATTACCTAACACTTGAGAATAAATAGCTTTAGAAAACACCGGAGTAATTTTACCTTTCATTGCCACCATGGTCCTTTTTTCCAAATAGCTAATGTTATTCTTTCTCCTTTTGTAACTGGCGTAACTTTGTGTGCCATAAAAGATGGAAATACTAATACTGATCCTGGTTTACTAAATTCTTTTACGTGTAATGGTTCGCCCCACCAGATATATAAATCTCCACCTTCGTATTCTTTTTCAGATAAATTAATTAAAGTTGTAAGTTTAGATGTATAACCTTTGTCAAAAAGCTCACCATCATAGTGCCATTCGTATTGACCTGCTACATTAGCCTTGTAGATATTATGATTTACACAATCAAATCTTGTAAAATTTCTAGTGGTAAAATTAAAAAATTGATTATTAGTGCTATCAATTAAATCTTCAATATTGTTTATAACTTCACAGTTTCTTAAAGTATTTAAATCTAATACTGAAACCTTTGCGGTTTTAACAGCTTTATCAGAAGGTTTATCCTGTAACTTAGGATTAGGGTTTGCTAAAATAAATTTGTTTATCTTTTTTATTTGAGCAGGTTTGTATACATCTTGATACCAATAATAACAAAACTTCATGTGTAATTAATAATTAATTTTATTCCTCTTACATAATTTTGTTGCACAGCCGTTGCATACTTAGAGTTTTCAAATAAAACCATCTTATTATCTTCAGGTTTAATTTTAACTATATCAATACCATTCTCTATAATTAGTTTACCATTGTTAGAATCTAAAAATAAGACCGCTGTTTTACAATCAAAAGATCTGTCTCTCATTAAAGGAGTTTGATGATAAATAACAGCTTCTTTCATAAACAAAACAGCCTTAACTTCAGTTATCATATTAGGTTTTAATTTTTCTAATACAGGAAATATCTCATCAAATAATGGTGAGGTCTTTTCATGCCAATCAAAAAAGGTATGTTGAAAATAATATTTATCTTCAAAACTTTGTTCGTTGTAATAAAACCAGGGGAACGCATTTGATCTAATAGCTTTTTTAATATTATTATATGTATCTTCTTCTAAAAAATTTTTTATTTCTCTAATATTACTGTCCATTCTAACTCCTTTGCTATGCTTTCTAAATGTATAATTTTAACTTTATTTTTAAATATGTATTCATGTAACTCTTTAATATCAATAATCCACCATTGACTTAAAGTTTCTACAACCATTTTATCCGCTTTAGTTCGAGTAGATCCTTTTTTAGCTGTCGTTCCATCTTTCTGAACTTTTAAAGGTCTTACATCAAAACGAAATCTTTCATTATATCTATCTTTTAAAATACCAGACACGTCCCACAATTGCGTTTTACGTGTTCTCTCACTAGGAAACCTAGCGTTACTTAAATGTTTTTTAGCAAATGTTATTGCACTCATTATTACTTTATCCTTTAGCCATTTTTGTATCATACATTCTAATATTAAGCCACCTTAAATTTAAGGTTGCCTGATACTGTGATTCGATAATCATTACTTGTATAAAATGGAAAAACTTGATGTGATTGTTTTGCAGGAAACATAATCATTTTGCCTTCAAAACTTTTATCTACATTTAAAAGATCACAACGTATCTGTCCTGTATAATCTGAATTTAAAAATGCAAACTTTGAAGTATGGTTGTATCTAATATTTGCAGCATCTTCTTCAATTTCACCAAAATATTTTTCTTCTTTTTTTAAATCGTAGGGAATCTTTACAAAGATAACAAATGAATACAAACCTGAATGAGTGTGGGGAGGATTAAATTCATGTTTCTTTTGAAAGTTTACCCATAGATCATCAATATAAAATTTACAATCGTGTGATAAAACATTTATTTGTTGTGTGTGGCCCAAGATTACAGGATTAGATAAACAATCTTTTAGAATAAAATTTTTAAATTCATCACTGATATTATCTATATGATATTCTTTTTTAATGTGGCCAATTAAAGTTTTGGTAGCATCACGAGTAGCTTTGTTAGCAGCTTTCTTTAACCATGCAAATGCTTTCGGTGGAACGACAAAAGGCACAGCTCTATTACCACTTTCAATAATAGGTCTTGCTTTATCCCAATTACTTAACATCACTTCTTTCATACCAAAATACCTGCACTGTTTCTCTGTCTTGTGCTTCACTAGTTACTGCTGATGTACCATGTAATATCTGATTATTATTGATTACACAACAATTGTAAGAAGGAAAAAAAGTATTGATCTGTGGATCTTCCTCTCTTTTATATAAAAACAATCCGCCCCAATTAGGATACCACTCTTTATTCAAATAAATTGTAGCTGCAGCCACTCTATGTCCATCATCATGCATAGGTATATAACTATGTGGAGGCCAACGATAATAATTAACTTGCATACCAAACTTTTTACTAGGAGGAAAAAGTTTACTAAATATTTTTCTTACTTGGTTATATATGCTTAAGTTTTGATCTAAGCTTAAAATTGGAATGTAAGGTGTTCTTCTAATAAACTCTGGCCAATGATAACTTGTCTGCCATCTTTTGTCCTGGACAGTATCTTGAACATAAGTTTTTATTTCTTTAATAAGTTTATTAGGTAAAACATTAGTATGAAAAATAATATTATTCATTAGTTGTAAAATCAAAGTTAATGACTGTTCTTTTGTCATAGTTAATTGGATTGTTACCTGCGTGATAGATATCCCCATCAAAATAAATCGATCTACCTTGTTTGGGCGTAACTCTTTTTATAGTTTTATATCCTTTATTTAAAAAAGTAGGATCACCTTCTTTATATCTTTTATCAAAGAAAAAAGTATCTCCGTCAGAGTCTTCTACGTAATAAATTAAACTTTTATAATTTTTTTCATTTTCTAAATCTACATGAGGATAATTATATTTATCTTTTGTATGACCTGGTTTTTGTAAAGTTCTTCTAATTCTAACTCTTAAAATATCTCGTATAGGTATGTTTAAATCTGGTAAAATAGAATCTATAAAAAGATAATATGCATCTGAATTAACCCCTTTAGGTAGTAGAAATAATGTATGAACATAAGCTGAAGTTAAAGTAATATTTTTATTACCTGGTGTATTAATTTCTTTATCACTTAAAACAGTTTCATAATAAAACCAGGGGAAAGTGTCAGAGTTTAAAATATCTTTTATTTTCTTTTGTTTATCTGGCGGAACTAATTTATTTAATATCTTTATCATATATAGATCCTTTCAATTTATTCTGATCCCAATTTACAGGATGTGTCCAAGAAGACAAGGAGTATTTAGTTCCAGATATTAATGGATAAGCTACGTGTGGATGAGTAACCTGTGAGGGCCAAACAAAACACCATCCTTTTGGTATATCTTTGTTAGTCCATTTCTGTCTTGGAAACTCTACATGACATCCTTCAAAGTCAGTATTTAATTTTACATTTAAAGTAAATTTACTTGTATCATTATGTAGTTTTACATTTTGTCCTTTACGATGATATTTAATAATCATTGGACAAAACCAACCTGAAATATAACTACCTTGAAATTTAGTAAACAACAAAGGAGATATTTTTTCTTTGTATTGTATACAAAAATTTTTAAATAAATCTTTTTCTATATCTGTAAAAAATAATGTGTCCCAAGGACAATTATCTGTTTCACCTTCTGATTGATTGTAGACAATATAAGGGGCAAATTCTTTTTTCTTTTCTTCACAAATAGCCACTAATTCATCACAGAAAGATTCAGTATAGAAAGGAGTTATTAATATATCCTTTACGAATTTATATTTCTTTCCACAGTCGGGGTGTATGCCTTTATTATATATCACAGTCAAAGTTAAAAGAGATTATAGTTTTTAAAGTATTAGTTATTTGAGGCGGAGCTCTATGTTTTACATAAGAAGGAAATACAATAACATCTCCTTCGTATACAGCCGGCATCATAACTTTTTTAGTAACAGGATCTACAAGTTCTGTGCCAATACATTTTTCATTATACTTTACATAATAGACTCCAGTAAATGTACATCCATGAATATGCCAGTGATGGGTATTATCTTTTTTATATTGTTGAAACCAAATATCTTTAAACTGTAGTGTTTTAAAATCCATCTGTGTTAGAAAAGTTTCAAAACTTTTCATAAAACTAGGTAAAAACATTTCTACCCATGAACGACTAGGATCGGTGCTATTGTGAAAATCACATTTATAAATGTCATCCATGTTTACACTATTTTTTTTATCAAAAGGTTCTTGTTTAAAATGTGTTAATAATTTGTTTTTAAACTTTTTATGTTGTTTAAATGGAAACTTAATTAATTTATATTGAATTATTTCTTGCATATAGATGGCATACCCAACCAAATTCTTCCATCGTAGGGTTCTTTATCCTTTCTTTTAACATCATTGTAATGAAAAAACACTTGACCACATTCTCCTTTTGGTAAAGGTTTTCTCCAGTGTTCTAGTTCTTCACCTTTGTAAACTAACATATCACCAGGTTTTAATATAATTTTTTTATCTTCTACATAGATAGGCCATGTTTCTCCACCTAAATTTAAAGTCGTAGAAAATTCACAAGGTATTCTATCTTTGTGTTTAAATAATTCATTACCTTTTTCATATATCCTCGCATAAGAATAAGTAGGCACTAAACTTAAACCTGTAATTTTTTCCATTTTAGGTTTTAACATAACCAGTAAACATTCAAGAGCTGGATCTCCATACACACAATATATTTTTTCTTTAAACATAGGATCGCCAAAAGTTCCATAAGTGGTATCTAGTGCATGTATTAAACATTTTTCTTCTTTTAAAACCCATAACAAGTGTCTTCTAAATCTTAAATAATTAAAAAAATAATGAGCCATATCTTTAGATATAACTTTCTTAATTACTTGGTAATGATCTTTTTTAAAACTCATAGCATTGGTGTCCCGTATTCTATCCACCCAGTTATAATATATTTATCTCCTGATATTGGAGGATTACCTCTGTGAGTGTGAGTAAAACCGGATGGCCAAAGCAATAAAGTATTTCGTTTAGGTTTGAATCTACATTTTTGATATAAAAATTCTGTCTCTCCACCTTCTTTAATATCATTTAAATAAACCATAAAAGCCATAATTCTATTTCTATATTGCATGTTTGTGTTTTCACAATGCCAAGTATGATAACCTTCACCAGGTGAAGTCTTTTGTATTTTAATATCAAAGATAGTATGTTTTTGAAAATGATCTAAAATAGAATATTTCTTTGCATAGATAGGATAAATGTCTTTAAAAAAATGATCTATAAAAGGTTTATTAACATAGGGTAGATCTAACATATTATCAAAGAAAGGATCTGAAATTGTTGATACAGCTTTATCTGCAACATCCCATGAACGTAAATTACGTTCACCAACTACTCCTTCTTTTTCACACCGTTTGTAATATTTTAAATATGCATCTACCATTTTTTCTGGCAAAGCATTTTCAAATATAGCAATATGATCTTCTCGTAATGTAGTTTTCATACAAATGGATTACCTCTCATCCAAAGAACTAAAGAGTATCGAGTTCCTTTACTAACTGGTTTAACCATGTGATCTGTATAAGATGGAAATACCACAATCGATCCCTGTTCTCTTACTTCTTTACATTCAATTTTTTCTTTATTAATTTCAAACATAAATTGTCCACCTGTATAATCTTTTTTATCAGATAAAATTAATGACATAGATAACTTTCTAATAGTGCCTGTTTTGTCAGGTTCTTCAAAACTATCTACATGCCAATCATAAAACTGATCTTTACCATACATAGTAAACTGTGGATCTTCTGTTCCACCCAACTGAAAATTCCAACCTGCGTTTTTATTAGCTAAACGTATATAAGGATCACATATATGTCTAACCCAAGGGTCTTTCATAAAAACAATATCTGAATCTCTTAAATTAGAGTTTTTATTTTCCCCTTCATATCCACCCACCATTCCTTTTTGTTTGGGTGCGTTTAAACCTTCATTAATAATAAATTCACACATACCTTTAGGTATGACTTTAGGAAAAAACCAATATGCATATTTAAATATCATTTCAAACCTTTCATAGGTTTGAGTATCACAGATTATTATTGATGTAAATAGATTAGATAGCTTGCCAGTTTAGATCGCCTGCGTGCCAGTAATATGTGTTCGATGTAGCATTGCCTGCATCATCGTATTCTGTAGCTTCCCATCTTTGAGCAGATTCGTTCCACACTGTGCCATAAACAAATGTATTTTCATCTACATTTTGAGTTGTAGGTTTAGCAACTGGTGCTTCCCATAATCCAGTGTCATTATTTAAAGTCCAAGAATCGTGAGGTTGTGGTTCTATGAATCCATCTTTTGCTTCATCCCATGTCCAACCTATAGCTGGCATGTTTTTTCTAAAAGGTGTTCCACCATCTCCGTGAACGTTTCCTGATGTATTGTAAGAACATTGTCTCCAATTTCCACCTAATAAATTTTTACAGTATTGTTCACCAACACTTGAAGTTGGTGCTTCCGCATCATCAACTTTTATTATTCTTACAACTATGTTGTTATTATCAATCTCTGCAAATGTAGCCATTAACTTACCTCTACCGTTCCAGACACTGTGAATATTGCATATTTGTCACCGCCAGGAGTTGTGCCTGTAGTGTTTGTACCTGGAGCAACAGTTAATGAATTTGATGAAGGAACTCTAAAAGTTATTCTTCCAGATCCGCCTCCGCCGCCTGGGCCTCCGCCGTCAGCACCGCCGCCGCCTCCGCCGCCACCGGTGTTACCTTGGCCAGCATTTCCTGATCCGCCAGGTCTGTTTCCGCCATTTCCTCCGCCGCCATTTCCTCCTGGTCCGCCAGAGTTTCCGATGTAGCCGCCTCCGCCGCCACCACCAGCATATGTTGCGTCGCCTGTGCCTGAAATATTTGCGTCAGGTGCTCCAACTCCTCCTGGGCCACCTGTTGATCCGGATCCTGCTGTGGATGCTCCGCCGCCTCCGGCTGTTGAAGATCCGCCATCATTTCCTTCTGCAGGAGTGTAACCACCTTCGTTACCTTCTCCTCCGCCACCGCCAGAGCCACCTTGTTGAGTAGCACTCGGTGTATTAATTTGTCCACCATAACCTCTTCCGCCGCCTGTTGCAGCAAAAGTTCCATCGGCATATCCAAAACTAGAATTTTGTCCTTCAGCTGCTGAAGAAGATCCTCCAGATCCAGATCCGATAGTTACTGTGTATGGTGTGCCTGGAGCCATTGCAACTGTTTCTCCAGATGAAAGAGGAGTTGTACCAAATGATAATCTAAAACCACCAGCACCGCCGCCACCAGCAAGGTCTTTTCCACCCCCGCCGCCTCCGGCTACAACTAAATATTCAACATCAATTGCACCTGCTCCGGCTGTTTCACCGAAACCTCTAGCTGCTGCTGCCCCGAATGATCCTAATATTGGCATAGTCTTTCTCCTCCTAATTTATTACGCAAACTGTGTTTGAGAAGCTAACGCTGTAAACGTAGCTGAACCAGTTTTGATAATAGTGTATGAATAAACATCTAATGAGCTTGCGTTACCAGCACTTGGTGCTGCTCCGCCTTGCCACTCTGGAGTAATTGCTGAACCATCAATAGTAACTGCACTGTTGTAATAAGGAGTTGATCCTTGTTTAACAATGTGAGCTATAGTGATTGATTCGCCTGTGTCCATGATTGAATCTAAAGAGTTTGATCCATCACCTCTAATATTTAATGTCCAGTTAGCTCCTGCATCTGATGTGTAGTTTAAAACTGCTTGAGTTCTTACATCATATTGAATTGTACCAGTAGCTGCTACTGCTGCAGTTGTAACTGTTTCTGCAATAGCTTTCATTGAAGACATGCCATCGTTTTTGATCATGCCGATACCTTTTGCAGATAAAGTTAAATCAATATTTGTGTCGCCTCCTGTTGCAGCGAATGATGGTGAGTTACCAGTTGCTGCGTTGGCTATGCTTAATTCGTTAACAGCTGATCCAATTGTTGTAAATTTAAGTTGTTCATTACCGTTTTCGTCAATGATACCTGTTGCAGTATCCATAGTAATATTCTTACCATTTGCATCTAGGTCTGCTGAAAGTTGTGGTGAAAAGTCAGATGAAAGATCTGTAAACGCTGTGTCAACAACGTTCGTTCCATCTGAATAAATCATTTTAGTGCCTTTGTCAGCTGCTGCCCAAGTTACTCCAGTTCCTGAAGTAGTTTTGAAAG